CTTTTGCTTGGCAGAAGGATCGACCTTAGAATGAAGTTGGACAATCTTGTGTGCCGTCGCCGGATCTACCCTAGATGTTCCACCATTCTTAAAAACTACATCAGATGCCGTCTGCGTCTTGGCAATATGATGTAATTTATGAATCACTCCTTCCTGTACCTCTTCAATTTCTTCCCTTACTGCCATCGGCACATTCTTTGAGAAGTGCCCAGAGACATAAGGTATCGAAACCTGAAGTCCTAAGTTCTCGTTCGCATACAACGCAACTTTCTCGTTGTTGTTGAAAATTCGAATCGCCTTGCGTTTTAGAACAAGCATGACAGGTGGATCGGCAGGATGAGAGTCTTCTACCAATTCCTCGCTGTCTGTTTCTTCTCTAATTTCCTCAAGGCTTTTCATTTAACTTAGTTTGCTTCTTCTTCGCCAGCAACCTCATCGTCCTGAATATTGAAGAATTTCTTGGCGACTTCGACCTTGCAGGCATCCAATGCCAGAGCGACTTTTTCACTCATGCGGGAATTGAAATGATCCTGAAATCCGGTGATATCACCAGCTTCCGTTGTTTCTACAAACTTACCCATCTTGAAATACTCCTGTAATAACCTTATATTTAGGGAATCAATTGTTTCTTCACACGATCATTCAATTCTTTAGGATCGTCTGTTGGCTGTGGACCACCCTCGGCTGGTGAGGAAGGCTGGTCGCCACCATCGGCTCCCGGTTGAGGGGTAGCCGGTGTACCATCAGGGTTCAGACCCTTCTCTGCCATTTCCTCGGCATCCTTCATCATCTGCTCGTTCTCTTCTTCCATCTCTTCTTCCAGTTCCTCGATTTCTTCCTCATCGAATCGCAGGATGTTTTCCTGAATCCAACGCTTGGAGAAGTAGCGACCAACATATGGGTCCATTAACTGTAGGGTGGTGACACGGTTGGTATAGAGTTCGATTTCCTTCAGTTCGGTGAAATTATTGTCCTTGATGAAGTCATAACGAATGTCTTCCTTGAACTCATTCCATTCATCCAGTGTACAGATTCCCTTCAGGGTTAGCTGACGGGATAGTAATTCATCGAACAGGACGGAGAATCGCGCACGTAGGCGATCCACGAACTTGTCGAACTTTAATTCATCACGGGTGATTTCCGAAGAACGTCCTAGCTGGAAACCCTGTTGTGGCTCTAGTCGGGACACGGGCACACCCAAGGCTCTGTACAGCTTCTTTTCGAAGTAGAGTACATCTTCCATCTGACCTAGGTTCTGACCGGCAGGCAGGGTTGTAATTTCAGTATTCTTACCCTCACCACGTCTTGGCATCCAGAAGTCTTCCAACATGGACAGATGCTTTGTCTGGTCTCGGACTTCTCCGGTAGCCGCATCATAGGTCAGCTTGTTCCTGAACTTGGTCATGATATCTTTCAGGTATTGCTCTGCCTTCATCTTTGGCATATTACCTACATCTACGTAGAATACGCGACGTTCTGGGGCACGGGACACACGATAGATAACCGTTGCATCTTCTACGAATCGTAGCTGATTCATAGGACGGATGGCTTTGTGTAGATAAGACAAAACGGTAGACTTGGCAGGGTCAAATAGACCTGATGTGACCTGTACAACAGAGTCTTCAGACAGTTTTACGCCACCCGCAAAGTTACCTATAATCTGTGGAGTCTGGACGTTGTTATTGACAACCTTTTCGTTGTAGATATAGAACGTATCGATCTTGACGATGACTTCGACGCCATCGGCATTCTTTTCCTTGATGACGTTTCGAATCTTGCGGATACGTCTTGGATCGATGTAGATTAGAGATTTGATACCCTCTCTTGGGTTTGCCTCATCGATGACGACATTGTAATAGACCTTGCCATCGACATACCAACGCCTGAAGGTGTCTCCACCAAAGTTGTTGAAGTTCAGAAGGCGCAGGATTTCTTGGAATTCTTCACGGATCAGGTCTTTGATCTTCTCTGGTTGTTCCAGTTCATCAAGTTCGATCTTGACAATCTCGCCGTCACCGGAATGGACGATTGCCTCATTGATGATATCATCGATGGCATTTTCCATTTCTGGCTGCATAGCCATGGTGCGGTACTTGGTCAACAAATCTACCTCTGTTCTATACGTGCCATCCATGTCCACGTATATTCCAAAGCTACCACCAGTTTGAATATTAAGGGAACCGTCTTCGACTTGCGGAGTGACAGGAGAGACCGGTAACTTCTTGTCTTCTGGTTCCTGACGCTTGATTTCAAAACCAAAAAGTTTAATTGAACCACCTTGTTGTGCCATTATATACTCCCAAATCTGCGCTGTTGCGCTTCACTCATTTTCTTTTTGGTTTCTTCAGAACGTTTTGTTCCAAGACCATTCTTGTTGCCCTTCATAGCAACACTTACTCTACTTCTCCATTCTGAAGTTCTAGGTAAACCAGCATTGGTAGGTGGAGTGTACAATCCCATTTCAATTCTCTTTAGGATTGCTTTGCTTTTCTTTTTTAAAGTTTCTGGTTTAGCAATCTTGCCGGTATTAGCAATACGTGAAGCTTCAGCAGCAAGTTCGCCACCATTCTTCATTTTTATTAAACCTTCATATGCCAACAGATCATATGGATTTTTATGATCATTATATAATTTTAAATGTGCCATAGCGTGTTCTTCAACCGTCAAATTCACTAGGTTGGATGGGTCATTTGACCCACCCATATGCCTAGGAATTATGTGGTGCTTATGCATTTTCATAACAATATTTAGGGCTATAAGATAACCCTAACCAAGACATTAGATAAGCGGCTTTCCTGCGTCGAGCCAGTATTGAAAGGCTAGAGTAACTGTAAACTCTTCGATGCTATCATTGCTGCCCCAATCCACCTCAATAGGTGATACGTCAACAGGGAACATACCAATGATGTTGTATTGCTTGATCGCAGTATTGGTCTTGCCAAAGTGTGTGATCAGAGCATCTGCACCGTAGCCACCGTCTAGAACATCGGCAGAAGGTGAACGAACGTTACCGATAGGATCGTTGATTCCATTGATCCATTGTTCAAAGGCATTACGGATAACCATGTCTTCATCATTGATGATCTGGATGGTCCAGTCAGCATAGGTACGATTACCGGCTAATTTCGCCTCACGACCAAAGTAGTAAAGAGGAACCAAACCGACAGTAGAGCCGGGAAGCTGTGCCGCACGGACTAGGAATCGACTCTTGGCAGCAGCAGAGGCAGCCAACTGCACGAATGCAGGAAACTGTAGCTGTACTTCGAATAGATTTGGACGTGCGCCGTCACCAACTAGGTTTGTACGAAAACTGTTAATATCAAAAGCCATGGTAACTCCTATTAGAACTGACCAACAACTTCGTTAAAGCTGACGCCAGTACGGACAGCAACAAAGTTCAACTGGATGTAGTTGATTGAACGTGCAGGCTTGATGTAGATATCACCAACGAATTGATTTGCATCAATGACCTGACCGGTGTTGTTAGTCGTATCGCAAACAACCTTGTAATCTGTAATACCACGGCGACCCTTGACGGTACGTAGGAATGGTTCGACCAGACTTACGAATGCGGCACGGGTTGTGGCATCATTGAACTCAAACAGGCTGGAACGTGCAGCACGGGAGATTGACTTCTCAAGGACGATGAATAGGCGTCTGACATTGATATGATCGAAGGCAGAAGCGTAATTCAGGAAGGTCTTGTCACCATATAGCACGGTACCTTCGCCGGGGAATGAAACAACAGGGTTGACACCAGACTTGTAAAGTGTGTCTCGGTCTGCCTTTGGTGGATTGTATGCCAGCTTGACGACATTCTTGATGACGCCACGTTGTAGACCGGCAGGACTCCACCATGGATCGCGGATATCATCTGTATGGGCGCATAGACCACCAATATCACCGTTCAATGGAATCCAACGGTAGATATCGTTGTACTTGTCGTACTGGTACTTGAAACCAGAATCCACTACGGCATAGCTGGAACGAGTGATACCGGCAGCCCAGTTGACAATAGAAGTCGCAGGACCAGAGGCATCCTGAACATTTGCAAGTGGTGGAGAGGCAAGGACAATACAATCCTTACGGACTTCGGCGACAGAACCGATTGCATAATTGATGACTGTGTTAGAACCGTCACCTGTCATCAACAGGCTGATATCCTGTTGTTCGACATTGGCAAACAAGCCAAGGGCAGTAATAACGTTAGCAGAAGTTACGGAACCGTCTGCGCCACCGGCGAGAGCGAATACGTTGGCAGAGGCATCATTGTTTGAGGCAACGAATGAACCAATTGTTACGTTCCAACCATTTGCGTTTGCAGCAGGGATACCCGTGCTGTAGACGTATTGTGACTTCTTCCACAGGACTTCATGATAGAAGTTTGTGGAACCGTCTGGGGTGATGGCATCCTTAATACGGGATAGGCTCTGGTACTTTTCGACAACCGTGTTAGCCTGACCAGTGAACAGACCGTCTTCATCGACGACAAGGACGTGCAGTTCATCACCAGTTGCGGCACCGTTAGAAACACGGGTGACGTATGGGCTGGTATTTGGAGCAAAATCGAAATAGTTTGCGAAGGTGTAAAGTGGGTCAGCCGTGTTGGCAGCATTTGCAGACCAGACAGCGGTGTTCGCCCAGACATAAACCTTCAGGGAGTTACCTAGGGCACCGGGATAGCGGGCAGTCCATGGGTTGCCGACAACGTAGGTCGCATATGGACCGTTGAAGTAGTCGTCGCCATTATTAATGACAGTACCGGTAGCATTAGCCGTAGCATTCTTCTGGGATGTACCAGAGGAACGGGCAACTCTTAGGTCATTGGAATATGAAAGAAAGTTTGCGGCAGTAAAGAACGAAGCCGCCGTATTAACGTCAGGTTCTCCGTAACGGCTGGTTAGATCAACTTCTGATGTAACAGAAATGACCTTTAGGACCGGACCCCACTGGAAAAGACCAGCGACGGCACCAGTTGACACGGAAACGGCTGGAACAGCCGTGGTTAGATCGATTTCACTAACACTTACGCCGGGCGAAACTTGAAAAACCATTGAATGCTCCTAATATAGCTATGCGGAGATATGCTCTCTTAGCTTATATTTAGGTTTTGGCGAATTCAAGCTTTTATAATTTTGTGTCCTCTTCGGCTGCTCTTTCCAAGTCATAGACCATCTGAATGTCTACCCTGTTTCGTTCGCTTCTGACGTAGCCTAACTGGTTACAGGCGGGGCAAGGATGGTTCAATGGGTGTCCCTTGCCACAGGTTGCCCAAGGCTCCCTAATGCGGTCTCTGTGGACTTGGGACTGTTCTGTAATCATCGGGAGTATTTAGATACCCCCTCTCTTTCTTAAATTTGGAGTAGTCGGCTTCCCATTCTTTCTTAATAGCATCATGTTCTTTCTGATG